TCGTTGATGGATGCTTTTGACTTTGGTTCATACTCACCCGGTGTTAACTTTTTGTTAATGCCTGCTTCTTATGACATTTTAAAAGTTCAAGCAATAGAATTCAATGATCAAATTAGAAGATCAGCTTATTCTTTTGAATTAGTTAATAACCAACTTAAACTTTTCCCTGTACCTAAGAATAGTGGTAGGTTGTACTTTGAATATTTCAAAGCAGAGGATAAAAAAGGTGCAGTATACAGTACTGACAGTGGGTTGATAACAAACGTAGCAGAAGTGCCGTATGATAACCCTACATACAAGTATATTAACAGCGTAGGACGTCAATGGATATTTAGATATACATTAGCTTTAGCGAAAGAATTGTTAGGATACATAAGAGGTAAGTACCAAACAGTGCAAATACCGGGATCTGAAACCACTTTGAATCAAGCTGACTTACTTTCTGATGCAAGATCTGAAAAAGAAGTACTAATAACTCAATTAAGAGAGATGTTAGAACAAACTTCTCGTCAGACAATGATGGAAAAACAAGCTATGGAAGGGGAGAACCTTTCTAAGACGTTAAATCAAGTACCAATGACCATATATATAGGATAACATATGAAACTAGGAGAGATAATAGCAGAAATAGCGTATAATACCTATGAATCAATGGTAGAAGTGTCTTTTAGTGAGTCTAGTGCTACAAAAGTAGCAGAGCTGTTAAGAGCTCTACCTGGAGTTACTACTGTAGCTATAGCTGGAGGATTTGAAGATAATTCTGATAAAGAAATTTACAAAGTTAAGTTAATATCACAAAAGCCCGGGTCAGAAGCATTTATTGCTTTTAAAAATAATGCACTTAAAAAGTACACTGTGATAAAAGGTATTAATGTAGCAGGTAAAAATATAGTTAAACTGTAATGATATTTGGATCTAATAATGATTTTAAACTTTTTAATCGAATCAACCGTGAATTTTTAGGAAACATAGTTGAACAGGAGGTCCTTTATTATAAATTTAGTCTAGAAGAGACTTCTGCAAATATATATGGCGAATCTGCTGAAAAGAAGTATTGGACACCGGTTAAACTGTATTGTCTCATAACCAGAGGAGATCAAGTCATTACGACTGATAATTTTGGACCAGATTTGAACAGAGAAGCATCATTTGCTTTTCTTAGACAAGATTTAGTTGATACTACTGTAGTACCTGAAGTAGGAGACATAGTAATGTGGCATGAAGACTACTACGAAGTAGATACAGTAAGAGAGAATCAACTCTTTTTAGGTAAAGATAACAGTTACAACTTAACAGATTATGGATCTCAATTCGGAGCTTCAATATCTATTATAGTTGATACACATATGACAAGAAGAGAAAGAACAGGAATAGAGTATGAAAATATTTAATTTACTTTTTGAAAAAGATAAAGAACCTTACGGGCACAAATTGACCCCGGTTTCTTTTGATCCTGAAACTGGAGCGTATAGTTCTAAAGTAGAATATACCCCGCTCAGGAGAGTAAAAACGAGATTGAAAGAAATGAATGATGATTTAATTGATGTAGTAAAAGATCACCCAGAGGATGCTAATTTACTCAAGCTACAGAAAGAGTTTGAGAGTTTTAAAAGATCTTTTAACAGATACACCAATAAAGTATACGGAAGATAATATATGAATAGTCGTAAACCTTCACTCAAAACACAGAGAGAGCTTTCTCAAGATAGTATTACTACTTATCAAACTGAGAATTATAAAGCTGATAAGGTTAATGTTAATACTTTAAAGGGTAGAGCACAACAACGTTCGACTAAACAGGATAATGTTAAAGATTTTTCTATAGGTTTAAAAGATATAGATGAAACTATATTCTACTACTTTAATAATGTAATTAGACCTTCAGTTATACAGAATGGTGTTGTAAAAACCGTTCCAATCATATATGGATCGGCCGAACGATGGTCAGCCGTTCAAAAAGATGGGTTTTATCGTGATAAAAACGGTAAAATTCAACTTCCTCTTATAATGGTTAAGAGAGATAGTGTGGAAAAGAACAGACAACTTGGAAATAAGATGGATGCTAACAATCCTAACAATTTTGGGGTGTTTGAAAAGAAGTTTTCACGTAAAAACGTATACGATAGGTTTTCTACCTTAAATAATAGAGTAGAAACTAAAGAATACCACGGTGTAGTCATACCCGATTATGTAAATTTAACATATTCTTGCATAATCTTTACAGAATACATCGAACAAATGAATAAAATAGTAGAAAGTATTAACTACGCATCTGATGCTTACTGGGGAGACCCAGAAAAGTTCAACTTTAGAGCTATGATCGATAGTTATAATACAACTACTGAACTTAACCAAGGTGAGGATCGTTCGGTTAAGACAGATTTTAGTATAAAACTACTGGGGCATATAGTACCTGACAGTATAAATGCACTGCAAATGGGGTCTAAAAAGTTTTTTAGTAAATCCTCAGTAACTTTTACATTAGAGACAGTTGATGATATCAACTCTTTAGAATTAATTAATGGAGAAATGAGAGATACTAATAATGTACCAATAGTAAATAATGTGACGGTTGAAATACCGCAAGCCGAATTAGAATTTATTAACCTTATGAGAGCATTTTCAAGTAATTTAAAGACTGTTACCGTAGATACTAATAATCGTACGATAACTTGGGAAAATTTAAATATACAGCCGGTACCTAACCCTAGACTTACTGCACCAACAACAGCCGACTTTCAATTTTATATAAATGGACAGCTTGTTGAGGTTGATGCTATCAGTACAATTGTAGATAGTGGAAACAATTTAGTAATTACTATGGTATCGGGAGATAATCTTGATTTTACTCTTTCTGAAACTGACGAATATATAATTATAGGTAAACTATATGACCCAACTCTTTAGATATGGCTAGAATACAATGGAAACAGTTAAGCAATAATTTAGGTGAAACTCCTTTAACCGGATCGTTATTAGTTTCCGGTACGGTTGATGTAGATGGTGATATACTAGGCTCATTTAGAGGCCAGGCAATAGCTACCGGATCTTTTACTGGTAATTTTTTCGGATCTGCTGCTAATTTAGTAGAATTTCCGGTTGATGAGATAGTAGGAAGATCAAGCAAAGTATTTTACGTTTCAGAAGAAGGTCTGGATACCAATAACGGTAGAACACCTAAAAAAGCTTTTAGGAGTATTAAAGCAGCATGTATAGCAGCTTCTTCTTCCTTTTATGGAGCACACACTTTCGTAAACGCTCTAACTGACAGTATAAAAAAACACAATGGAAACTTTACTGTTAATGTAGGAGCTTTAGAAGGTACTTATAATAATTTAGACTTTACATCCACTACTACAGACGCAATCGTTTACCAACCTCAATCTACTCATACTTTTCTTAGTGCTTCTGATAATGCTTTAAGGTATACCCCGCAAGCTAATCATACATTTGTAAGAACTACAAAAAATTCTATTATTACTAGGCCTACTGTTTTTGATCCAAGTCTAGCTTCTTTAAATCCATCTACTGGAGAATTTGTAGTAACTATAGGAGATAATCATAAAGTATCGGTTGGTGATTATATAAAATTAGGTAATAGAGGTTTTACTTTTCAAAGAGCTACTGATCATAATAGAGGAGAATATAGATTCCCACAATTTGGACAAGAATCTTATGATAAAAACTTACTGGTAGTTTCGGCTAGTGATACTACCGTTGCTGTAAATGTTGGAGAATTTAAAGAAAACAGGCAATTTAATGTTACTGACGCTTCTTACAATCCTGCAGACGGTAATATAGTATTAACAATTCAATCTTCTTCGGCTGGGGACCATAATTTAAGGAAAGGAGAAGAAATAACATTTGAAAACGAGTCTATTTCGTTTACATGTGATATGGATTACAATAAGAGTACAAAATCTTATCCTCGTCCTGGAATAGATCCTTTTGCTAGTAGATCTATAGCTATAGCCGATACAACTGATGACACTATAACATTATATGTAGGAGTTAGTAGACCTAACCTCTACTTCTCAGCTTCTGATGCAAGTTTTGATCCTTCAACCGGTATACTACAGGTTACAGCCTCTAACGGACCTCAAATAGGTTTGGGAGTAAATAGAGGTGTAGTCTTTAGAGACGAAACTTTAGAGTTTACTGTTGACGGTGTAACTAAATTGTTTCCTCAACCCTCTGCTTCAGCAGCCGCAGCAGGAAGTGGTAGTTTTTCTAGTCAATCTTATGCTATACAAAGTGTAAGTTCAAGTACTTATACTGTAGAAGATGCCCCTTACAATGCTGCTACCGGAGAAGTAGTTATAACGATAACCGGACACGGCCTTTCAGACGGGGACTATGTTAAATTAGACGATTCTTCTCTTACCTATACTTGTGATTTAGATAGCAATACAGTAGAGAAATCTTATCCAAGACCTGGATATGATTTACCTAGCGGTAGATGGTTGAAAATAACAGAATCTACCACAGATACTTTTAAAATTAATATAGGCAGCAGTTCTTATACAGGTTCTCACACTTTTGTATCAGCAACAACAGATGGTCTTAAAAAACATGAAAACGCATTCTCAGTTAATATAGGTGCTGTAACCGGTACCCCAGGTACTGACACAGTATTTTCAGGTTCTGTATATGCATTTCAAACTGCCACCAGTGCCTCTTCAATAGCTTACGAGCCTCAGGCTTCACATTCTTTTGCATCAGCATTAGACGGTGCAGTAAAATTTACACCACGGACTACTTATACTTACGTTAGAAATACTGACACTGCAGTTCAATCTACATCGATTGAAGATCTAGATAAAGTTATAGCATTTACTGCAACAGATGCTACCTACAATACAGCTAATGGTGATTTTGTAATTACGTTAGGAAATGGACATGGACTTACTACAGCTGACTCTATCCAACTACGACCACAGTCATTTGTATTCACTTGTACAGCTGATGGAGGAAATACTGAAGATTTAGTACCCGCAGAAGGACAACTAGCATACTCAGCTTCTTTACAGATACTTACCTCTAGTTTTACCGATATCACAGTAAATGTTGGTGCTTCTAAAAATAATAAAACCTGGACACCGACTGATGCTTCTTACGATCCTGAAGATGGAACTTTGGTTTTAACTATAACCGGAGATGCTTCACCTTTAAAAGCTAACGTACCTGTTACTTTAGCCACAGGTTCTCTAGCATTTACCTGTGATATGGATAGAAATCAAAAAACTAAAAACTACCCTAGATTCGGTATTGATCCTTTTGCAAATAGATCTATAAAAATACAATCAACAGGTTCAAGCGGGGCTGATACTACCATTACATTTAATGTAGGTAAATCAAGACCTAATCTTGCCTTTTCAGCATCAGATGCTTCTTATAATCCTTCCACAGGGTTACTGCAGGTTACAGCATCAAATTCTCAACACGGTATAGGAGTAGAAAGAGGAATAGTAATTACCGGTTCATTAACTTTTAATCATTCAGGAGATAGTCCAAGTTCCCCTCCGACTTTCGAATTAGTCTTACCTGAAGAAGGATTGTCGAGTTACACTTCTTCTATTAATATACAGAGTGTAGGTACGACTTCTCATACACCCACCGATCTAGTATATGACCCTAGAAACGGAAGAGTAGTTATTACAGTAGCTGATCATGGATTCTCAAATGGAGATTATATAAAAATAGACGATAGTTCAATTACATTAAGCTGTGAAATTGAAGGATATATTAAACAACAGGCTTATCCAAGACCTGGATATGATTTACCAAGCGGAAGATGGATGGCTATCTCAGAAGTAACTAGACATACTTTTGTTATAAACGTTGGTAGTTCACCTTATAAACCAACAGCT